CAGTCACAGACGCCAGGTTTGGCGCTTGCAGACAACCGCTCGTGGTATACCTATACCAATCTGTTAGAGACCAAGTCTAGTGTAGGCCGCCGAGTAAAACCGGCGGGCGTCAACATACTGTTTGACGGTACAAGTGTGCGCTCGACCCGGATTCACACCCGGGCTGGGACGTACACTGTCTACTTAACTTCCCCTGATGGCAGCTGGTGGCGCAATGATTATCTGTTAAACCCCTCCACGATCGGACCGACCTACTCGAGCTATAGTTTGCCGAGTAAGTATTGGTCTAATCGTCTTTTAAAGGAGATCCGGGATACGGATTTAAATCTTGCGCAAGCGTTCGCAGAACGCGCCCAGACTGAAAAGATGTTTGTTGATTACGGCAAGCGTCTCTTGAAAGCTTATAGCGCTGTCAAGCGTGGACGACCAAATGAGGTCTTAAACGCATTGCTGGGGACGAAAGCTGATAAAAGCGCGTTCTCAGGCTATAAGAAAGTGGTGATCGACACGACGGGAGTCGCATCGGACACCTGGCTCGCTTGGCAGTATGGCGTACGCCCACTGATAAGCGACCTGAAAGGCGCGGTGAAGGAGTACTATAAAGTACGACAGACCCAACCCTTAATCCGCTCTTACACTATTCATGCTTCTTCAGATGAACGTGTTGGTGAGTTTCAGAGCCAACCGTGGACGTCAGTCTACAATCCAGCTCTAACTCGACAGACGCAGTGGGCCCAAAAGGCTCGCGTGCGTGCGTATGCGGAATTTCAGGACTCAGCCCAAGCTTGGGATGTGAGTGCTCAAAGACTGGGTTTGACCGACCCAATTCTCTTAGCGTGGGAGTTGATACCCTACAGCTTTGTCATCGACTGGTTCATAAATGTCGGTGAGTTTCTCGAAGCGAGTGGGACCATAACTGGTCTCAAGCGCGTCGGGATCCACGTTACGACGACGACCGAAGAGTACAGTCGTGTAGACCAAGGGGGCGGAAGCGCTACCCGGAGGCAGGTCATTAAGGATCGGGTGTTTACACCCAGCCTCCCTAGTGCCAGTCTTCGGATTAAAGCAAATCCGTTCTCAGTGTCGCATACGACCTCTGCACTTGCCCTTATCAGGCAATTGAGGTTCTAGTTGTGCGTGGCGAGCCATGTTGGCTCAAACTCAGGTAACTGGGTCTTATATCTCCTTTGTGGAAGTAGAAGTAAACATGCAAAACGCAGCAGTCGTCATTAACAATGACGCAGCCGTCGCCAAGACGTTCACTCCGGTGGTCGTTTCTGGTGAAACCGTGATCTGGGAAGATTTGACCGCTGCCACTGTGCAGCAACGGAATCGACTCGTCACTCGGCCTGGCCGGTTCACGAAGACGCGTCCTACGGATAAACCGTTCCTGGGCGTTGAGACTCCTGTGATCCGTGTCATTAACGGTGTAAACACCGTCGTCGGCACGATCCGCATCAACTGTGATGCGATCTACCCTACTGATGCCACGTCCGCTGAGGTGAAGGATGCGTATGCATTCTTCAAGAACTCACTCGCTAACGCCATTATTTTGGCGCAGCTGCGAGACCGTGACTACACGACTTAAAACGTCGCAAGTTACGTAGCCTGAGGGATTTCCCCTCAGGCTTGTTCACCTTAGATGGAGCAATTATGAGTTCTGTTAAGACTCGTACCTTCGCTGTGAAGCGCAGGCCCATCGCGAAAGCGAACAAGCAGTACACCTACAGTCTTGAGCGGGAAACCACTCTAGGCATTTGTAGGGACCTAAATACTCCTCGGAGTATGGCGGTCTGGTACTTACTGACTGAGGACTCTCCCGAGTCGATAGGTCAGCTCCTCAATCTACCGCCCCCAATAAGGCGGCCTCTAGGTATCGAACGTCGGATGTTCAATCCACGTTTCGTGACTGCTCAAGACCTTGCGTCCCAAGCAGTTGTTGTCAAGCTTCTGACAGAGATTTCGGTCTCTCGATTCGCTGACGACTATCTAGTGAGTGAGGTGATGGGGAAGAACCCCATGCTTAACTCTGGGATTGACAGAGTGGCGGCTGCCACTGAATCGTTCCTCGCGGCCGAGGAGCGCTGCTCCGCTACCAACCTCCGTTTCGGTGGGTTGGGCAGAGATAACCCGTATCACGCAGTCCTCATGGACATGCGCAGGGTTATTCGCCAGATATTAGGTCGGCTCACGCCGGCTAAAATGTCTTACGCGGAAGCGCACTTCGGCTTCGGTCCGGGAGCGACCAGTGCTGTCATGGGTGCAGACGTCCTGCTATCCAAGAAATATGGAGCAGAGCTCCACATTACGCCGAGATTGTACCCATTCCGATATTCCCTTATTGGGGCGGTTTGGCGGGGATTCCCGGGCTCAGATTTCATCGTAAACGATGAGAGCCGTACTACTAGTGTTCCCAAGAATGCTAAGACTGACCGGACGATCGCGATCGAACCCCACATGAACATCTTTGTTCAGAAAGGGATAGGCGCGCTAATCCGTAAGCGGTTGAAGCTTTTTGGTGTCGATCTTGACACTCAGTCTTCTTGGAATCAATTTCTGGCCTCTAAGGCTCAGGAGTGGTCTTTATCGACCATTGATCTCAAGGGTGCGAGCGACTCGGTTAGCTACCGGCTCGTTCGATTCCTCCTTCCAAATAGGTGGTTTGAGTTGTTAAACGCAGCCAGGGTGGATTATACCACTGTGGCGGGCGGACGTGTAGCCCTATCGAAGTTTTCATCGATGGGCAATGGCTTCACGTTCGAGCTCGAGACGCTGATCTTTTATGCCGCTTGCATGGCGTGTGGGGCCCATAAGGCCTTAACTACCGTGTTCGGGGACGACATTATAGTCGAGAGATCAGTTAGTCAGAAGCTCATCGAGGTCTTGAACTTCATCGGGTTTGAGACTAACACGAAGAAGACCTTCTTAGAGGGAAACTTCTTTGAAAGCTGTGGGACCGACTGGTACGAGGGTATCGATGTGCGCCCGTTTTATCTTAAGGGCGATTATGTCGACGACTCTCAATGCCGGTTTTACATACCTAATGCTATTCGTAGGTATGCTCATCGTCGCGGCTTCGGTCGCGGTTGTAGTCTTAGCTATAAGAAGGCTTGGGTTTCG